ATAATTGCTGGTAAATTTCTTCCTTGACCTTTTTCTTTTTTTCTTTCTAACCACGGAGATCGTATCTCTTCATTAGCCAAAGGTCTATAAGTATTAGCTTGCCAACTAGAAGCAAAAAAACCAGAATATTGAGGACTTTCTGATGGCAAATCTGCAAGAATTTTTCCTATTAAATTATTAAATTGAATATTTAACTCTCCTCTTGTAGATGCAATAGCATTACTTAAAGCATTAGGATCTGATTTAGCCATTAGAACCTCACTAATAAAGTAAATAGATAAGTTTGACCACCTTGTTTAGTGTCAATATTAACTATCTGTGCAGTTCTTGTACTTCCTGCATAAGTTAATATTACTTCATCTTCAAATGTTGGTTGATTACTTCCTATTAAGTCAGGTGTTATATATATTCTTGCTTCTCTAGTTTCTTTAGCAAGATCCTCTTCTGATCTAACAAATTCAACTGGTACTTTTATATCTGAATAAGTTGTATCAACAGTAATCTGTTCTCCTGTATCTACGTTGTAATCTGAAGTTCCTTTTTTCACATAAGAAATAGTTGAATCTAGAGAAGTACCTAAATCAGAAACAATCTGTTTAGCTACACTTTTTAGTAGTGAATCTAGTTGACCTGCCATTATCCTCTAACCACTCTCATTTGAAAACTACCTGCTCCACCTAGCATATATGCTCCAAGATAACTTTGTAACCACGGGTAAACATCTAAAATATTATTAACAGAACCAGTTCCCTGGCTATCAGTATTATATTTAACCTGTATATCTCCTAGCTTTACTTCACTAAAGTTTCCATCCTTACCAGTAGTACCAGTAATAGCTCCAGTATCATTTGCCAATGCTCTAGCTAATTCATATTCTGCATACTTAATATTATTTGGAACAGCAGTACAAGCAAGTTCAACATCATCTACTTGATAATTATTTCTTGGAAACTTTAATGCCTGTCCATTATCACATCTATCTCCAAAATAAACCAAAGTATCAATCCATCTTGTAGCTGCTATTAATGCTCTATTTTTTTGATCGTCTGTTTTATTTGTCCAAGTGCTTGAATCTGGTACTGTCTCAAAGTAATCATTAGCTTCTGCCAATGTGACATAGCTATTTGCAGTAGCACTTGATAATGTTGCTGTTATAGTAGCTGCCACGATCTATAAAGTAATTTAGTTTTATTGTAGCGTAAAGAAAAAACCCCACCAATAATTGATGAGGTTTATAACCACTAATTTAATCTTACGATTAATAAGTTGAAGTATCAAGAGGTGTGTTAACTGTTAACTGTACCAATGGAATTAAGTCAGCATCATATGTTAATGCCCACTTGTTAGCTGTTGCTAAGTTCGCATTTGTTGGGTTATCAGCAGCATCATTCCACTTAGTACCCATAACGTGATACGCAGTATGATAATCAACTGACATAACATCTTGCTTAGAAAGAATGTTTCTTTCAGCTTCGATTCTTAGTGCAGACTGTTGACCTTCAAGAATTGTTCCTGAAGCTGTTAGGTAACAGAAGTACTCAGTTTGGTGTCCACTTGAACTAGATGGTGCAACTGTGTTAACAGCAGAGTCAACAACAACTGTACATCCAGCAAATTCACCAACTGCTCTATCGCTGATACCAACACCACCGCCACCCCAGGTGAGGTTTGTGCCTGTTGATAATGCAGAAGTAGAGAATGTCAACATACCAACCTGATAGAGGTAGTAAGCAACAGATGGATGAACGATTAGAAGATCAAGATCCTCTCCTCTTTCTCCAAGTAGATTTCTTGCTCTTGCAATAGTTGAAGCTGTTAAGAAGTTAACTTCAGTAGCACTAGCACCAGCTTTTGCTACGTCTAGTTTGTTAGATCCTAAAGCAGTTCCAAATAAACCAGCTAAATGTGAAAACAATCTAGCGTTGTTTAATTTGTTGATTGCATCTGCAAGCTGATTTCTGATGTGACCCATTGGATCTTCACCAGCAGCCAAGATAGCAACATCATCAACAGCATATGAAAATGCTCTATGACAGATGGTTGCAATCTGTGTTGCAGTACCAATTTTTTGTGGTGTTAAATAACCAGCACCAGATGTACCCCAGTCTGCCGCACCAGTTAGAATCTCTTCTGTTGGAGCGATTGGGTTAAATTCTGGAACTTGTATTCTTGTTCCACCTTCACTTGCATCCAATAATGAATTACGAGTGATAGCACCAGATTTAATAAATGCACTACGTTCTTTAATTGCTTCAGAAACGTAAGCAGCGAAATTATTTCTCTTAACGATGTCCGCTAGTAGGACACCGCCAGAATAATTCTGAAACGGAGCAGCCATTCAGATTACCTTTTTAAGTTTTGCGATACCCTAATCACAGATAAGGGGGTCAATTTCACAGAAATTAACGATTTAAGTTTGAGCCTCTCTCTTCAGCACGGCTGCCAGATCGGGGTTCTCACCCTCCATTATAAGCTGTTGAGTCAAATTACCATTCTTCCAGGGATTATCTGTTCCACCTGACACATTTGATATAGGACTAGGCTTTGCACCCATGCCAGCAGCACTACTTGGTTTGAAGTGATGTTCCCAACCACTACCAGGATTTTTAAGACTTGTAAGATAAATATTTAAATCTTGTTCAACTCCACCATTAAGAACAACGACCTTACCATCAGCGTTCTTTTGTAACTTTTCTTGTAACAATGACAAAGTTTGCTCTGCATTTATTGCTCCAAGATTACTAATTGCAGCAAGAGCCGTAGTTTTTGTAGAAGCTACTTCATTAGAAGTTTTCATATCTTCTAATTGTTGAGCTAAAGTTGAAATCTTTTGCTCTTTTTCTTGATTTGTTTTATTAGCTTCTTCCCAAAGCGTTTTATATTGTCCTTGATCTTCTAATTCAGTTTTACGTTTTTCTTCTTTTTGTTTATAGACATCATCTAATTTAGTTTTGATGCCTTTAAACTTTTCTTGTGCTTCAGCAGCTTCTTTTCGTGCAGCAGCTACTTGTGCTTCATATTCTGCTTTTACAGAATCTAAATTTGGTGCTTGTGGTTGTGAAGGAGTGTCAGCCACAGGCTGTTCAGCATTGGTCACAGACTCAGGCTGAATTACTGTTTCTTCGATTGCCATAAATTATTAGGATTTAGTTGTTGTAGTTTTTTTTGTAATAGTTTTCTTTTCTTCCTTTACAGGTTGAGAAGATTTAATAGCAGGAATTTCTGCTAATTCCCATTTGTATGTTCCGTCAGATTGTTGAACATAATCTAGATGTTTGCCCATAATTTATATGTACTTAACTGTTATTCTAACAAACTATTCGGATTTGACCTCATTCGCTGTTGGTAACACTTCTCCCTGTACCAAAATATCTCTAAATTCTTCTCTATCTATCACTTGCTGATCAAATAGTGATGTTAATGCTGTAATATCCTGTCCAATTAATCTTTCAATATCGAAATCTCTACTAATTTTTACTTCTGGCGGTTCTATTCCTACATACTCAGCAGATAAATTAAATGCTTTTTGTAGCTTTTGTTCTAATTCCATTGAAACCATTGCAAGCATAGAATTAGTATCAACACGATCTAATCTTCTTGCATCAGCACTTTCAGCTACAAACTTTTGTTGTGATAGCGTACTGATACCTAAAGTAGCCATTTGCATCTGTAATTCTTTAATCTCAGCAGACTGAGCATCAAATGCACTACTTGCAGGTTCTACATAATAAACTTTATTTCCTGGCTGAGTTGCCATTGCATAATTAACAGAGATAGCTAAATCTTTAGTCTGATCATCATATCCTTCCATTACTAACATTGGTTGAGATGCAACGTGCAAACTATGAATCAAATCAGCTTGTCTTTGAAAATGTGCAAGATTTAAATATGCAATATCTAATAAAGGTGGCTTACTAACTAAATTTTCAACTTTTCCAGAATAAACAGTAACTAATGGTACTTCACCTAATGAAAAACTACCTGATTCTGCTATTTCATAATCTTTTGCTCCAGCAGGACTAGACATATTTCCAGCATATGCACCATTATCATCTTCATATAAATCTTCAACTGTTTCTTTTTTTCTAAATAAACGATAACGACCTGGTTCTATAACTCTTACCTGATCATAAATTTTCTCACCAAACTCACCATCAGCTAATACTGCTTTTTCTGCAATTCTTACTTGTATTAAATTTCCATAATTAGATTCTCTATCTAATCTCCAACCATAAATATTATTAGGATTTATCTCAATCCAATAAGGTCTACGATTTTGTTCTCTTTCTTCAGCAAGACTTAACGCACCAGAAGGTGCTGGATAATCTACAAGAATATGACTTTGACCATAAG